TGAATCTCATAGGTGACTCTGATTCAATGAACTATTCTGATTCAGCCAAAGCTTTATTGGTTGGGCGTATGACTCAGAAGATTTCGGCGATGAAGATAACCTCAGTTAAGACTAGTGTGTCTTCGACGCCCGTTAGAGTTGAGGACAGTGAAGGTAAGGTAGTTTTGCATCATGATCTCTTTAAATATGATGCTCCGACTGTAGGAGGCGATTGTGGATCCTTGTTGCTTCTTGAGAACCCAAAGGTTGCCAAGAAATTGATAGGTATGCACATTGCCGGGTACTCAAAGGAATTCTCCACTGGCTATTCTGAAAGAATAGACAGACGGATGATTGATGTTGCTCTCACGACAATCGCTACTGAATACCAGTTCAGTTTGCGTATTAAACCGTGCGATGTACCAGATCTGAAGGACACGATAGATTACCCTTGTGGTCAAAGCTGCGAAGTTGATTTATCAGCCCTTATTCCCAACGAAAACTTTGTTACTGTTGGTACTGGTAAACGACCGATGCTTCCTACAGAAACATCTATCGTTGCCAGTCCCCTCAAAGACAAGGTGCGACCCTCCACCCAAAAACCCGCGAATCTCAAATCCCTCAATGGTGAAGACATTCTCTTGAAGTCTGTGAAGAAAGCAGCTCTAAACACACCCGAGATTGATGAAAGTTTGATAGAACAAGCTTGTTATGACATCTTGGATATGGATGGAGTTCTTCCTGAACGCTTTAATAAGGTCTTTACAATTGAACAGGCTGCTTTTGGTGCTCCCGAAGTGTCTGAGTATTTTGGCCCGCTAAACAGGAAAACCTCTCCGGGTTATCCCTTAGTTTTATCGCGCAAGAAGAAAGGTAAGACGGAGTATCTTGGCGAAGGAGAGGATAAATTTATCCGCGACGACGTCAAAGCAGAAGTGGCCCGACGTATTAGGCGTGCGGAAAAAGGCAAACGTACCCCTAATATTAATATGGATTGCCTTAAGGATGAGACTCGGCCCAACGCAAAGGTTGATGAAGGTAAAACAAGAGCTTTCGCCATCAGCGCACTATCCTTTACTTTGGTGTGTAGGATGTACTTTGGTGGCATATTGTTCCGGACAATGGAAAAGAAAATCTACAACGAATGTTGTATGGGTATCAATCCATACTCCAATGATTGGAATTTACTGGCAAAATTTTTGACATGGATACTTCGAATTGGCGCAGGTGATTTTTCAAACTTCGACGGAACCTTATCACGACCCATATTGATTTGGATTGGTAAATTAATTAACATGTTTTACCATCAACGACCTGGACAATCTAGAGAGGATTTCGAGAAAGAACAACTGGTACGATCTATACTCTTTTCGGAGATATGTAGTTCTGTCCATGTTCTGAAATGGTTTGTTTACATGTGGACACATTCCCAGACTTCTG